TCAAAGGCACCGACGCTCTGACCGTCTCGGTCAACGGTGGCGTTGAGTTCAAGTCTTCCGCTGGGCAGTGTGCGTTGTCAGCCACTCCAGGCATGACGACCGAGACAATCAACATCACCGGCACGGGCACGTTTACGCTTCTGATTGTGGGGACATGAGATGCAGCCCGGCCTGTTGCGTGAGCGAGTGGAGCTCCAGAGAGCGGCGGAGACGCGGAACGCTCTCGGTGAGGTTACGCAGACGTGGCAGACCTACGCGACCCGCTATGCCAGCGTGCTGACGCTCAGGAGCCGCGAGGCGTTGAACGCCCAGCAGGCCGGGCTCTCTGTCACGCACAAGGTCAAACTCCGCCACATTGACGGCCTGAAGTCGTCAGACCGCATCCGATGGCGAGGCCGCACGCTGGAGATTGTCAGCGTGCTGGAGTTTGAACAGTTTACGGTGCATGAGCTTCTCTGCGAGGAGCAAGCCTGATGGCAAAAGAGCTAGACGTTGACTTCAAGGCACCGATGCTGGCCGATTTGGCGAAAGAACTGCGGGCGAAGCTCGGCAGCGGCCAGCAGGCAGACAACATTTTCACGCGGCACATGGTCGCAGCGATAAAAGCTGCCATGAAGCCGGGCGTGCAGTTGTTGAAAAACGAGACGCCGCGAGGCCCGACAGGCAACCTCAAGCGGTCTGTGAAGCAGGTCGCCAAGATGTACCGCAAGGATCGCGTCTGGTTTGGTGCTGTTGGCTATTCCGCGACGGGAGCAAAATCGAAAATACACTAAGACGGCTACCGCTCTGGCTCGAATCTTGGCTACCACCAAGGCCTCGTCGAGTTTGGCACAAAGCAGCGACGAACAGAGGGCCGGATCGCGTCAAGTCGTGGACGATTCACGAGCATGACCGTGAGCAACAGCCGCTCCGGCGACCTGCGAACGACGCCAAAGCCGCCCAAGGGATTCTTCAAGTCTGCACCAGCAGGCCAGCGGGTAGACCTCGGGCAGATGCAACCACAAAAGAACATCCCAAAGGTCTACGGCATGGCGGATGATTTTATGGAATCTGCTCTGCGTCGTGACATGGAGACAAGAGTGGAAAAGGCGTGGCGGAATCTTGACTACGTTGCCAACAAGATGAGCAAATGAAATACCCTGAGCAAGTCATCTGCCGTGCCCTCTCCGCGACTCCCGCAGTGGCTCGCCATCTGGGCTTTCGCCTATTCCCGATGATCGTGCCAACGTCAGCCCCGCTGCCGTTCGGAACTTACCAGCGGTCTGGCGTGCAGCGAGAGCAGACCATTGGCCTGCCGCCTGGGGTGCCAAAGGTAAACCTAGACATCAACCTATACGCCGCGAGCTATGCCGTCATACGCGAACTGGCTGACGCCTGCCGTGAGCGACTCGACCATTTAGACATCACCTCGCAAGGCGTCTCGATCTCGAATGTTACAATCGAGGATGAGAGCGAGGACATCGTGCAACTGGAAGGCGGCGACCTTCCGCCTGCGTGGCAGGTAACTTTCCGGCTTTCCGTACAGTGGAGTGAAGCATAATGCCAGCACCAGCAACCGCGTCAAGCATGACGATCAGTCTGCCGGGGAATATCACCTCGTCAGACGTTTTTAGTTTCTCAATCAGCACCTCGGGCGGCGACACGATTGACGTGACACCGCTGACGCAGAACGGCGGCAGCCGCACCTACGTCGGCGCGCCGATGGGCAACACCATCGAGGCCAGCGTGAGCTATTTCGGCAGCGGCACGCCGTCTGTTGGCGATGCCGGGAATGTGACCATCGGCGACATTACCTTTTACGGTGTCTGCACGTCAGCATCAGGCACGGCAGCCGTCAACGACGTGGCACGATTCGACGCGACCTACCAGCAGATTTCAGCATCCTAAGGGGATACATAAATGGCAACCAGTTCACACACCACTACCGTTACGGCCCCCGGCATTTCTGGCGGCCTGATCACCAACGTGCAGGTCAGCCAAAGCGGTGACGACGTTCTCGACGCCTCGCATCTCGGCCAGGCCGATGGCTCGGCAGCCCTTCGCTACGCTTCGCCGTTTGAAGGAACGACTGAGGTTTCGATCAGTTACATCGGCGACTCAATCCCGACCGCTGGCGATACCGGAGCGGTGACTGTCAGCGGTGCCATCAGCGTATCGCTGGCGAATGCAATCTGCACGAGCAGCTCGATTACCGGCTCGGCTGGCGAACTCATCACGGCAGACGCGACCTTCCAGGCTATCAGCTAGCGGGGTGCCGCATGGCTGGAGTTGCTTACGGTGTCACGGTAACGCTGCCAAGCGGCAGCCTGTCTGAAGTCTCGTCGATACGGGCGAGCAAGGGCGGGCTCTCGATTGGGGTCAACAATACTTACAACCCCAACGCTGGCACGTTGACCCTGACGAGCTATGACGACCCGCAGGCAACCATCGGCGTGCGTGGTGCGGTCAGTGTATCGGGACAAAACATAAACTTCACTTTTCCGCGAGCTTATGTGCAGTCGGTTGACACCTCGGCTAATACTAGAGGGGTCGTGACTTACACGACCACCGTCCGCCTCATTGACATAGGGAGCTAGTAGATGTCGGAACTGCTGAACAAGATCAAGGCCGCTGACAAGAAGAACCTTCTGCCGGTTGAAGTTCCAGAATGGGGGCTGACTGTTTACATCAAGCAGCTAACCGTTGGCGAGCGTGACAGCTTCGAGGCTGAAGCGTTCGCGGCCCGCAAGGGCGATGGGCTGATGGACAACCCCCGCAGCAAGTTCCTCGTGCGGACGCTTTGCGACGAGAACGGCGAGACGCTTTGCAAGCCAGAGGAGTTTGCCGAGCTGGCTGGACTGAGCAGCAAGCCGATGGAGCGGCTGTTTGAAAAGGCGCAAGACCACAACAGTTTGACTGATAAGGATGTTCAAGAGTTGGGGGAGGGCTGAAGGCGAGACCGGTAAGGCTTTTCCTTTTCCGACTCGCCGGGCACCTCGGGAAAACGGTAGCAGAGATCGAGGCGACGATGACCAGCCGCGAGCTCGCAGAATGGATGGCGTTTGACTTGTATCACCAACCGCTGGACAACTCGTGGCGACAGGCTGGCATCGTTGCTTCGGCAGCGTTGGCACCGCACTGCAAGCGTGGCAAGGCACCGGCCCCTGACGACTTTGTGCCGAAGGCCAGGCTGCCGCAGACGCCAGAGGAAATGGCCGCCGAGCTTGGCAAACTTAAACTGCTGACGGGGGGCAATTAATGGCAACCGCAGTCGGCATGAATTTCAAGATGACCGCCAGCATCGCCAAGTTCCAGGCGAGCATGGATAAGGTGGAATCTAAGCTCAAAAACATTGAGCGAAGCGGCAAACAGACTGCCAATGGAATGAGCCTGCTCGCGAAGATTGAGGTCGGCAAGCTGCTGGTGGGCGGGCTAACAAAGGTTTTCAGCATCATGAAAACCGGAGTGAGTTCAGTGACCTCGCTTGCCAAAGAGGCAGCTGCTGCGGCTGATGCCATTGGCAAGCTGTCCGCATCAACGGGCGTTGCTGTTGAACCGTTGCAGGTATTCCAGAAGGTCGCCCTCGACAACGGCATCAGCGGCGACAAGCTCGGCGAAGCCCTCAAACGAATGACCAAGCGGCTGGCTGAAGCGCAGCAGGGCTTTGGCGAAGCGTTGCCCGCGTTGGAGCGTCTCGGTCTGAATGTTGAAGACCTCGCCAGCATGAAGCCGGAGCAGGCTTTTCTGAAGATCGGACAGGCTATCGGCAACCTGCCTCAGAAGGGGCAGCAGGCAGCCGCAGCGTTCAAGATCTTTTCCGACCAGGGGCTCTCGATGGTTCCCATGTTCAAAGACATGGAGAAGAACATCGCCGCAACCTCTAAGGAAATGTTGAGCCTCGGTCAGATTCTCACTGGCAGCCAGATCACCGCAATTGAGGAGATGAACAATAGCTTCAACGATGTTTTTGAGACTGCGAAGAAGATCGGCGCGCAAGTATTAGCAAACTTTGCCCCCGGAATCCAAAAGGCCAATGAGAATCTATTGAAGTTCGTCAAGAACTTTGAATATAACGGCCTACAGGGGGGGCAGGCTTTTGTTTCCTTTGCTGCGGACGTGCTCGAGCGTGTTGTTCAGGCCATGGCAGACGCCTTTGACTGGTTTCTGAACACTTTTGCAGGCACGGCAGAGAGCATCGTCGGTGCTATCGCCATGATAGCTGATATGGGTGCACAGTTTGCAGCCTTTGAGTGGGGTGCAGATAGTCAGATAAGCATAGACCTTACTAACTTTTCGCTAAAGGCAGACCACGCCGCAACAAAGCTCGGCAATTTTGAAAGCACCGTGGGGCAAAACGTCGCGGAGCTTTTGGCGTTGAGGCCCGCAGTAGGTGATGCCGCTCAAGCAATCCACCAGTTCGAGCAAGAGTCAAAGACCATCAAGTGGTCTGATCTAACAGGAGGGGTCGGCGAGGTCACGCAGGCAGTGGGCTCACTGGGCAAATACCTGCCGACGTTTGAAGACGTGGCGGGCGGTGCTGGCAAAGCCTTAGAAGCAATCAGCAACCCTGCCGACTTAGTGCGGGCCGGAATGCAAAGTCTTGACACGGGGCTGGTTGGGGTTCTTTCGGCAGTTGGCATGACAAAGGCCGACCTCATGGAACTCAACTACGGAACTACGGCCCTCGCAGACGTTTTTTCGGCCGGTTCCCAAGGGATCAGCTACGGGATGGACTTACTGCGGGAAGGCCCTCGGTCTGCTGTTCAGTCCGTGGTGGGGGCACTCGACTCGCTTTTCGGTGCAGTCGGCCTGACCAGAGAAAAAATGGCAGAGCTGACTCAGACGGTAAAGTTCCTTAATGACGTCGAGAAGACCGAGCTTGACAAAAGGATGTCGCAGTGGGACCAGTGGGCTGCCCAGCAGAAGGACATCCTAAAGTCACTCGCAGGCAACCCGTTCGCCATTGAGTCGCATTTCGCTGACATGCGCAAGGTTTACGAGGCGCAGGAGAAGCAGCGGCTCACCTGGCAGAGGACTCAGTTCAATGCAGATCTGGACCGGCGGGCAGCGATTCAGCAGCGAATTGACGACCGCATGGAGCGGATGCGTACCGGCAACTACAAGAAATCCACGGACAAGTTTGACACGGGATTCAGTGCAGTATTCAAAACGGTCGGCGCCTTCTGGGAGGGACTTACCGGCGGCGATAGCGTGATTGATTTTCCAGACTTGGAGGAAACGCTGCCGGAACTGAAGAACCAAACGACAGAGATTCAGAACGTCGCAAAAGCGGTGACCAACATGGCCTCAAACTTTGTCATTGCGAGTTTCCCATAGGGTAGGCCGAATGGGCATGATCGAAATACACCCGCGAACATTCACGCGAAGCCGAGGTGGCACGCCTACGGCAGAGCGGAAGTTCGTGGAAACGCCAGATGTTACGGTAGAAGAAACGCTGCCAGTATTGGGCGAGGTTCATCCTGAGTTCGCGGCCATGACATGCGTCAGCGTGACGGCCCGCAGCGGCTACCAAGGCGACCCGCAGCAAACCGAATATACGATCCGATACGAGAACGTAGTGCGATGAGCGTCAAAGATCCAAACCCGCTGAACAGGCCAGACGTTTGGTCGCTCTCTGCGAGCGGCACGACCGTGCCAGCGGCGTTTCACTACGTCAGCGGTGCTCAAAAGCAGATCGTCAATTCAGCAGGTGACGCGATCACGGGACTGAAGCGACGACAGGGCGAAATCACGATGACGGTGCGAGGCAACCGCTCAGGCTCGCCCTTTGCACTGGCTACGACGCTGGTGAATCGCACGAACTCTACCGAGTGGGCTGACGGTGCCGAGCGTACTTGGCTTTGCACGAGCATTTCAGCACAACAACAGAGCGAGCTTGTCGGCACTGAGATTGTCGACTACTGGTCTGTTTCGTTCTCGTTTGCCTATCGGCCCGAGACGTGGGCCGTGCAGGCTCCTGACGTGGGGCTGAATCAGTTGGTGACTGTCAACGGCAGCCAGGTCAAAAGACGAATCACGATTGAGGACGCTGACGGCAACGCAGTGCCGACGCCAAAACCTTTGCCGCTCAATAGCGACGGCAGCCTCAAGGGTGCAACAGCAGAGGCCGACTTCCTCACGTTCCGCGTCTATGAGACGGCGGACTTTCTTTCATATTTCGGAGATCCGCCAACGTGAGCACTTACAGCGTCCTACCTGCGACCCTCGATATTGTCGTCATCAAGGGCGACGAATTCGGCATGGATCTGGATTTCGATATCAGCCTGACCTCGTACACCTGGACTGCTGAAGTATTCGCCTCGACGCGAACGGTGAACAGCAACTACCCCGGGGGGCTTTCGACCGAGGGGGCAACAGCGGCCACGTTCACAGTCAACGTCGTCGACGCTGCCAATGGGCAGTTGAACCTTGCACTGGATGAAACAACTACGGCAGGGCTCGACGAGGCGACAGCTTACCGCTGGTTTTTGCGTGGCGTGGCTCCCGGTGCCGTCACTCGAACCTACATATCAGGCAGCTTTACCGTGAGGGCACCGTGAGCATTTCGATCAACGTCACACCAGCCGCATCCGGCGGCACGTTCACTGTGGGCTCTACGAGCTCGCAGAACGTCACGCTTGAGGTGACGGGTGGCATCGGCCCGCCAGGCACAGACGTTGCCCTTGCTGCGGGCACTGGAATCTCTATCGTCACGGCGAACAACACCGCGACAATCAGCAGCACCGTCGAGGCGGCTGCAAACCTTGCAGACTTGGGTGACGTGACGCTTGGCAGTTTGTCGAGCGGCCAAGTCCTTGCCTACAACGGCACGGCGTGGACGGCGGCGGCTGATAATGCTTTGACGCTCTCCACGTCTGCCGGTGCCGATCTCGGCACCGCTGCCATTGGCACCTCGGGCGAGGCGGCCCGCGCCGATCATGTTCACAACCTGCCGACGTTTCAGCAGATCACCAACGGCACCGCAACTGTCACCGGCAACCTGACGCTGAACGCCAGCACGGGCAGTGTGACGCTCAACGGTGGCACCGCAGGCAGTGCCAGCCTGACGCTCAACTGCGAGCAGAACACCCACGGCGTCACGATCCAAAGCCCGCCACATTCCGCAGCGGCGACCTACACGCTGACGCTTCCAACGTCTGACGGTGCGGCCAATCAAGTGCTCCAGACTGACGGCAGCGGCTCGCTCTCGTGGGCCAATCAGTCAGCAGGTGGCGGCGGCATCACCTGGGCGACCGAACCAGCGGCCAGCAACTCAACCGGTACTGCTGGGCAGATCGCCTACGGCAGCGGTTTCTTCTATTTGCACGATGGCACCGAGTGGCGGAGGGCCGCGTTGTCGACGTTTGGCGTGGCAGCAACCTACCGGCTTCGGACAGAAACCGGCGAGACGCTGACGACAGAGAGCGGCGACTATTTCGACACCAGCATCCCAGCAACGATCACGATCACGAGCCAGCCGCAGAACGCGACGGCTGCGGGCGGCACGGCTTCGTTCTCGGTTACGGCAACGGTCGACGACTCCTCGACGCTTGCCTACCAGTGGCAAGAGTTCACTGGTGCGATTTGGGCAGACGTGACCGGCGGCACGAGCAGCACGCTTTCG